GACAAGGAAGCCCTCAAGCAATCCCTGATGATCAACGGTGGGTTCTCTGAGTTTGAAGCTAAGAAGCTGATGGACGACATGTTCCCCACAAAGGAATCCGACACTGGTCGAACCATGTCCAGCCTGAAGCACCGCAACACGATTGACGAGAAGTACACTGAGAAGTGGAAGATGGCTGACGGCACCATGGTGGATGTCAACATCAACAACTTCGTTCACTCCAACGTCTTCGATGTGGTGAACCCGTACCTCCGTAGGACTGCAGGCAGTGTGGCTATGGCCAAACACCTGGATGTCTACAAGGTTGGCGACATCGACAAGGCGATTGCTGATGCCACTGAGAACAAACTCGGTGGTGAGTTCAAGTCTCGTGCAGACGTGGACAAGATGCGTAAGGATCTCCAGTTCGCCTTTGATCGAATCCAAGGTCTCCCCCAGGAAGAGTTCTCTGCTCTCAATAAGTCTGCCTCCATGTGGCACTCCTTCAACGTGATCCGTTTGATGGGTGGTGCAGTGTGGAACCAGGCAACTGAATTGGGTCAGATCGTTGGCTCCATGGGCTACAAGGCCACGATGGAAGCCGCCTCTGAACTGAAGGCATTGCAGCGTGACATCGCTACCGGCAAGGCTCCTGCAGAAATCCTAGATCACCTTGAGAACACCATTGGTGGCGCAGGGTCGGACTTCATTTCTCGTATGGACTTCGGTGCGAAGGACGACTGGGTTCGCAACATGGGCGACACCAAGATGAACCAGTGGCTCGATAAGATCGACACCGGTTTGAACAAGACCGCTAAGGGTGTGCTCGACTACACCGGCATGACTCCACTCATGATCCAGCAAAAGCGTATCCACGCGATTGCCTTGGTCAACCACTTCGTCAACCAGGCGAATGGGAAGATCAGCTCTACGTTCCTCACGAAGGAGCGTATGGCGTGGATGGGTCTGGATGAAGCAGCCTCAGCTCGCTTGATGGACAACCTCAAGAAGTACTCCAAAGAAAACCAAGGGGAGTTCTCGAAGTCCCACAAGCTGGATGTGGCTACATGGGTGAAGGAAGATCCTGAGTCCCACGCAGCTTTCATGAATGCGATCCACCGCGAGTCTCGCAGGGTCATTCAGGAAAACGATCTGGGTTCGATGATTCCCCTTATGGGTACGACATTGGGCAAGACCGTGTTCCAGTTCATGAACTTCTCGATGCACGGATGGAACAAGTCCCTCATGTTTGCAGCCAACCACAAGGACTGGACGACTATGTCTACGGTCCTGCACGGTAGCATGTTGGCCTCTATGGCTTACATGGGTCGCACCATGCTGGGGTCTATGGGCCAGGACGAAGCAAAGCGTCAGGAGTATTTGGACAAGCGCATGGCTCCAAGCCAGATCATCGCCAACTCGTTTGGTCGTATCGCTCAGGCTTCCATGCTGCCCAACATCTATGACACCTTGTCGCCTTACCCTGTGTTCAACGGCATGAGAACCACTTCAGATCTCTCAAGCCTGGCATCGAACCCAACCTACCAGGCCATCAATGGCGTGTTGTCCCTGAAGAAGATTGTCCGCAATGGCACTTCTGATGAGTACCAAACCACATCGAAGGACGTGCAAGCGTGGGGCAAATTGCTGCCCCTCAACAACGTCTTCCCGATGAGCACATTGCTCAACTCGATTGCGAACGATTATCCGACCACGGAAAAAGAACGCTAACCTATTTCCCTCCAGGGCAACCTGGGGGGATTCTTTTGGAGAATTAAGTGGCCTATAGTTACGTCCGGTACCCCGGAAACGGCACCTCTGCCAGCTACACCTTTCCATTTCAATACATTAGTCAGGACCACATTGAGGTTCGCGTAGATGGCGTTACGTCAATATTCAGTTTCTTGAACGCGAACACGGTCACGATCTCGCCCACGCCTGTTGAAGACTCCATTATTGAAATTAAAAGGGTTACCCCTAAGGACACGGTGCCGGTGAACTTCACTGACGGCTCTGTCCTCCTAGAGCGAGATCTCGATCTCCTCGCTACGTTTGACTTGTATATCGCTCAAGAAGCTGCTGATGCAGTTGAGAACACGATTACTGTTGACTCAATTGATCGCTGGGATGCTCGATATAAGCGTCTCGGAAACCTCGCCCCAGCACTTACTGAAGACGAGGCTGTGACTCTTGGAACCCTCGTCTATGAGTATCCTGCTGTAGAAGTCGTTGCACAAAACGTCACTGCAGTGAACGTGGTTGGTTCCGATCTTGGTGTGGCCACAGGCCAGTCCACAGATCTCGGCTCCATCACTGAGTCTTCGGCGGAATCACCTGCCCAAAGCACAAGCCGGATCGTCATTGTCGCCGATAATATTGATGAGATCATCGAGGTTGCGGCGAACATCTCCGCTGTCCAGGGAGCTATCACCTCTGCGGCCAGTGCTGATGCAGACGCTGAGGCGGCTTCAATTTCCGCCACGGCTTCCACATCTTCAGCCACGGCTGCTGCCGGATCTGCTGCTGCTGCATTGGTTTCAAAGAATGCTGCTGCAACTTCGGCTTCAGATGCTGCCACAAGTGCGTCCTCAGCGGCCACTTCAGCGTCAACTGCGACATCACAAGCTGGTGCAGCGTCCACAAGCGCATCCTCAGCGGCATCGTCAGCGAGTTCTGCGGGTTCATCCGCCACCAACGCTGCCAGCTCTGAGTCTTCGGCATCATCTTCAGCGACTGCTGCTGCTTCTTCAGCCAGCACTGCGACTACCCAGGCGACCAACGCTGCGGGTTCCGCCACGGCTGCTGCTGGGTTTGCCTCTGCTGCTGCTTCAAGCGCTGCTGCTGCTGCTTCCTCTGAGTCTTCTGTAGCTTCCGACGCTGCTGCTGCTGATTCTGCGGCTGCTGCGGCTGCTGCTTCTGAGGCTACGGCTAGTGCGGCTGCGACAACGGCAACCACGCAGGCAACCAACGCTGCTTCCAGTGCATCCTCAGCAACCACAAGCGCCTCTAATGCTGCAACCTCAGCGACTGCTGCGTCTGTCTCAGCATCGGATGCCGCCGCTTCTGCAGCTTCTGCTGCCACACTGTTGGACAACTTCGATGACCGATACCTTGGTCCAAAGAGTTCTGCTCCAACCGTGGACAACGATGGCGACCCCTTGGTCATTGGTGCGCTGTACTCAGACACAACCACCGGCAAGATGCGGGTGTTCACCTCGTCTGGTTGGGTGGATGCCTCATCGGCAGCTCAGGCTGCACTGATCGTCTACAAGTTTGTGGCCACAGCAGGCCAGACAACCTTCAGCGGGACGGATGCAAACGGACGAACTCTAGGCTACATCGCTGGTGGCATCGTTGTGACGCTCAACGGCCCAGTAATTGTTGGTGGTGGGGAAGACTATACGGCCAGCAATGGCACATCCCTCGTCCTCACTTCTGGTGCAACTGCGGGCGACACTCTAGAGGTCTACGCATTCGCAAGTTTCTCTATCGCCAGTATTGATGGCTCTGCAATTGTCGCAGGCTCGATTACGCCAGACAAGCTGGTCTCACCTTTTGATCTCGGAGTTCTTCCTTAATGTCTATTGAATTTAAACTACGCCGAGGTACTACGGCTCAACATAGTGCGTTTATTGGCGCTGAGGGTGAAGTCACCGTGGATACCACTAAGGATACCTTGGTGGTCCACGATAGTGCGACCCCTGGTGGTGTGCCTCTTGCGCGGCAGGATGGCGCTAATGCTACTGGGAATTGGCCCATCGACATCACGGGTTCCGCCGCATCCGCTGGTCAATCTGCAAAGATCGTGGGGGCCAATTGGACAATCCAAGAAGTCAGTGGTGTCCTTTACTTCCAACACGGTGGGACCAATAAGGCGAAGCTAGATAGCTCAGGAAACCTTACTGTTGCTGGTGACATCACCGCCTTCGGTACGGTCTAAGGGGAGGGAGTATGACTCTTCCAGTTTCCCCTAGTCCGATCTCTATGTCCCAAGTGAACGTGGAGCTTGGACGATCCCCTTCCGCTTCGATCTCCTTTAGTAATTCCGACCTGCGAAGCCTGTTTACTGTCCCATCTGGAGCTATTGGCCTGAGCCAAGGACGTGGTAAGGCCAACCAGTTCGCCTTTACCATCGCGTCTAACCAGATCCAAGCGGACTTGCGGACCCTTGCGTTGAGTGCTGGTTGGAATGGCGCAAGCAAAGTAGTAGCCACCATCAATAGTGGCACCTACATCTCCTCCAATTCAACAGGTTCTGCAGCACTTACCGTTAGTGGTTCATTTCCAGGTGGTGTCCAGCTCATCAACAACGGCGTCATCATTGGACGTGGCGGGGATGGTGGCCGGGGTAGCGCCATGACTGGAACAAGCGTCCCTACTCGACCCGTAGCCGGAACGGCTGGCAGCGGTGGAGGATTGGCGCTCAGTGTTTCCGTCGGTATCAGCATTACAAACAACGGCACTATCGCAGGCGGTGGTGGCGGTGGTGGTGGCGGTGGTGCCATTGGCCTTGGTAATGGCAAAGGCACACCAATGGGTTGGGGCGGTGGTGGCGGTGGCGGCGGTATTGGCGCAGGCTCTTCCGGTGCCGCTGGAAGTTGTTCTTGCTCCATCAATTATAACGGCTCTGCGGGCGGCGGCGGAAGCGTATCGAGCGCTGCTGGTGGCGGTGGTGGTGGAACCTCTGCATCGCCAAACTACGGCGGTACCGGCGGAGCTGGTGGCGGCTATGGTTCATCTGGCGCGAGCGGAAGCGCCGCAGTCTCAGGCTCTTCGTCGGTTGGTTCGTTTGGTGCTGTTGCTTCGCCGCTTGGAGGCGGCGGATCTGGTGCCTGCACATCTGGCAACGGAAACATCACTTGGCTGGCAACGGGCTCTCGTTACGGCGCTTTGAACTAAGAAAATCACATGAACATTCAACACGAAATCATCTCTTTCCACGCACCCACAGGCTCAATGCTTGTTCGCTATTTCAGCGATGAGGTGCCCGAAGGCTTGGCCTACAACATCGACATCCCATTGGAGAACGGTGCTTTCATTACGCAAGATAAGATCAACGATCTGATTGAAGCCATGAAGCCTGTGGGTCAACTTGAACGCATCACAGCATTGATGGCGGTGCAAATCCCTCCAGAGCTGGCTGCGCTGATCCCTCCTGAGCCGGAGCCTGCAGTCGTGGTTGACGAAAGTCAGCCGATTATCGAGGGCGTAGATCCTCTTCCAACTCCTGTAGGTGCCTAATGCTAGATCCCAACAAACAAGCAATGCCCACATACAGCTTCATCGTGGATGGGGTAACGGTAAATACGTTCCACATCCCGAAGGCTGGTGAAGGCCACCCTAAGCATGAACACAAGTACGGCCATGTGACCCAGGTTCACGCCGGTCGTCTCTTGGTGACAACCCCGAGTGTCGTCTTTGAGATGACTCCAACGACCAAGCCGATCAAGTTCCCAGCGAACGAGTGGCATGAGTTGGAAGCTCTTGAGGATGGCACCGTGTTCATGAACATTTTTGCTGTCGGTAAGGAAGCTCAAATGGCTCCTGCTGACATGTAAGGGAGGTGTATGAGTAATGCACGAAACCTTTCTAAAGCAGGCTCTTCAGCGGCAGGTGGACTCGCCCCAACAGGCGTAGTCCTCCCCTTCGCAGGATCTACAGCACCAACCGGTTGGCTCTTATGTTTCGGCCAGGCTGTCTCACGTACAACCTACGCTGCACTGTTTGCCGTCCTCAGCACCACTTACGGTGCCGGAGATGGCTCCACAACCTTCGCCCTGCCAGACCTTCGTGGTCGGGTGGCTGCTGGCTTGGACAACATGGGTGGCACTGCCGCCTCACGTCTGACAACCGCAGGTGCTGGCCTTAACGGGGCAGCGTTGGGTGCTGCTGGTGGTGGTCAAACACACACACTCACCGAAGCCCAAATGCCAGCTCACACCCATAACGCCAACACCGGCAGTGGTGGAGGTGGCTCCATGGGTATTGGTGATTCAGGCAGCTCTTCGGCAACCTCAAGCACCGGTGGTGGTCAGGCTCACCCGAACGTCCAACCGACACTCATCACAACCTACATCAT